CTTCAATTTTATACTCTCCTACCCAACTTCCAATAGGTAAATCCATACCGTACTTATTAGATAAGTCTTGTTCATCCTCTTTGATCCAACTCTTAGTCATATAAGCATCTACTACATCATCTGGGTTGTGTTCTACATTCATATTGTGTATAACTTTATCTTTCATAGCTTTTTCAGCTATTGCTTTTACAGTCTCTTTACTGAAATAGACGTAAAAAGGATTACCTTCTTCATCTACTCTCATAATAAGTTTATCTGGCACCAATAGAGGGCCTACTACTTTCATTTGCTCTTCGTTTATGCCAAACTTATAGTTCTTAGAAGCTTTTTCAGCTTTACTCATAAACGTTACAGTTACTTTTTGTTTCTTAGGTTGTTTTTGATATAAGTAAACTGCTTTCCATTTATGTCTACAACCATAACTGCCTTTATAAAGATAAATGTTATAGTAAGAAGGAAATTCTGGATTACTGCCTTGTATGTTTTGTAAGTCAGATTTAGACCACAGTACTCCTTTTTTGCTTAACTGTAGCATTCTTCTGCAAAACTTTCTTGTCTTTTCATCGTAAGGTCCTACATATTCGTATAATACTTTAGCACCTTTAGTAGTAATAGCATCTGCTTGTTTAGCATCTCCCTTAATTGGTAAGCCTGTTACAGCAGAAGTAAATACGTGTTTAAAGAATTCTTCTGGTTCTACTCTTTCGTATCCTTCTTTCTTTAGTTTACTCTCGTAAGTCCCCCTGTTAGATAGTGTCTGCAATATTTTCTCTTGTTCCTCTATAGGTAATGCTTCTACTATAGCTTCACTTGAGAGAGACACTTTACTTGCTCTAATTCTTTCTAACTTATTTTTAGCCCATTCTATACCTGCTTGACCTCCCCAAGCATCCACCATTAATCCCCCACACCCCTCTGAGTAGGGAACATCTTTGTGTTGTAAGTGTCGAGCAAAAGAAGCCATTCTTGCAATAGTATCTTCTGATATGTTTCGTCTGTTAGCAAGCTGGTTAGCTCTTGCCCACCCAACTCTTGTACCACAGTCGTTGTTAGGGTGTTCATCCTTCCACTTGAGTGCTCTTTTTGCAGCATTGACTGCAGATTCAGGATAATCGTTATAGGTTTCAAATTCATATTCTTCTTCGTCTAAAGGGTTAACATAGTTAGGTAAAGCTGATACATCTACATCAAGCTCTAAAAGCCTATCGTTAGTTTCTGTATGAGTAGCACATGGCATATACCATATCTTACCGTCTATTTCGTGTTCGTGTGAACCTTGACAGCCTATCTCTAAAGCAACTCTTTCTGCTTCTTCTTTAGTATCGTATAACGGTTTACCGTCTTGAATTATTTTTTCAAAGTTAAGTTTTAAAGCATCATAACATATAGCTGCTGCTTGGTCATCTGCGTATCCTTCTGATTTTAGTACTGGTATACATCTTGCTATGTATTCATCTCTACCTTCTCCAGGTCTTCTTTCTACAAATTGTTCTTTTACTGCAAGCTTTAGTACTTCAAACTTTATAGTATCTAATACTTCTTTATTGTTAAAAGCAAAGAAATCCAACTCTATGGCTGGGTCTTCAACTAATGCCACAGCATCAAATCCATTAAAATCTTCTAACTTATCTATTAATAATTCTACGATTTTCATAATATATATTTTATCCTACTCTTCTTTTTCGGTTTAATTTAGCATCTGCTTCTTGAGAAGACGTTACATCTCCTGCTAATACAAAGGTTCTAATAGCTGGTTGAGCTCCAGTAAATTGTGGTGCACCTGGGTTAGTTAAATTAGCTAATCCAGCCGAAGCAACATTAGACGGTGGTGCTGAACCTGCTGATGCTCCTCCACCTCCACTTATAGCCCCTATGGCTGCTATTTGTGCTTTAGCTTGTTTTCTTGCAGCAACAATACTTGCAATAACTCCTCCAATAGTAGCGGCAAATGCAGCAAGACCAAAAGGACCTAATGCAGCAACGAATGCACCTATCGACATAGATGCTTTACCAATAGCGGCTGTACCGGCTAAAGCTATCTCTTGAGCTGTTGCTGTTGCTTTTGCTACGTTCAATTTAGCTATTTGTATTTGCTCTATAGCATAATTTTTAGCTTTCATTATTGCTTCTAAACCTAAAAGAGTTTGTTTTAAAGTAAATTGATCTCTTTCAGCTTTTATTCTTCTTACCTCTGCAGCTTTTTCTTTAGCTTCTAATCTTGCTAATGCAGCACTTCTTTCTTCTTCTGTAAGATGTACGTTATTGACTATCTCATCTCTTTCTCTTTGTAAGTTAAGTAACGTTCTATCGTATCTTTGCTGGGATAGATTAGCTATAGAATCAAATGCATTATTTGCTATGTTAAAGAACTCATCCCAATTATCTCCATTAAGTATAGTCTTATCTAAAGCATCTTGTAATCCTTTTTGATAATTATCTACCGTGTTAAATAAATCTTCTTCTATTTCTGCAAACGTTTCATCGATATATTCTGGGTCTATAAACTCAAACTCTTCTTTAACTGTATCGTTAAATGCCTCAACAAAAGACATTGCTGATTCATCTCCAAAGTTAGCAAACCATTCTTTTTCTATCTCTACTCTTTCTTTCTCTAATTGTTCACTTAACTGTATTTGTTTTATTCTTTGATCAAATGCTTCTTTACGTTTTCTTGACTCTTCTGTAATTCTAAGTAAAGTTAACTCATGAGCTTTAGCTTCTATATCTTCTTTTTCAGCATCAGTTCTTTTAAGGTTATCTAACTCAGCCATAATAAGCTCTTCTTGCTTCTTGTATATTTCTTCTTGAGTTGCACCTTTAGCTCTAAGTATATCTATTTCTTTTTGGTTAGAAGCAATAACTTTTTCATTGCCTTCTATTATTGCATTGTTAGCTCTTTCTGCTGCATCTGGTAAAATACCAAAGAACTCTAATACAGGTCTCATTGACTCTATTAAAGAGTTAAACCCATTTTCTATTTTAGTAAGTATTACTCCTAATAAAGGAAACTTTTCAGCTGCTTTATTTACTCCTTTAATTATATCGTCCCAGTAAGCTATAATACTACCTAATGCTACTGCAAATGCACCTATACCTGTAGCAATTAAAGCTTGTTTAGTTGTTATACCAAATATCTTACTCTTTACTGTTGCAAAAGATATATTCTTGGCAAGCTTACCAAATCCTTCTGATAGGTCAATAAAACCTCTTGCTGCTGTTAATGCAGATATAGCTTTCTCTTCGAATGCTCCAAACACTTCTGATTCTACTCCTAATAGACCTAAAGTACCTACAGTAGCTTCTAAACCTCCGGCTAAACCTAATACTGCTGCTTGAGATGTTTCAATCTTTTTATCTAAAGTAAAACCTTCTATTTCTTTGTTTACTTTTTCTAACTCTCCATTTAGCTTTTGTGCATCTTTAGATAGTTCTTTAAATCTATCGCTACCTATTTTAACTTCTTTTAGTTCTTCGTTAATCGCACTTAACTCTTTCTCTAAATCTGCTACCGACTTAGATTCTACTTGAACATCTATATTTACTACTGTTTTAGCCATTTAAGATAAATATTAATTTAAATTTTAAAGGACCTACTAAGATCTATATGATGGGTAGAGCCTTAATAGTTCTACCGTCACAATATCTCTTCTTGTAAGGTTAAATCCTTTTATTTTGTTAATTCTATAAGCTACGTTATTAATTATAATTCTATCGTTTAGTTTTATTTGCTGAAATTCGTATGGTTCAAAGAATAAATCTAACGTAACTCTAACTGCATTATTCCAATATAAACTACTATAGTAAGTCTTCCAATAGTTTTCATAATTGGTTTTACTCTGACCAAAGTTAAACCCTACATCAGTATAAGGTGTATAAGTATTGTTAAACAATAAGTCGTTAGTAGATCCAGATACTACCGGTAATGCTGCTACGTTAGATAGTGTTGCATAACTACCAGATATTGCAGTTTCATTATCTATTTCTCCTATGTTTATAACATAAGGGTACTGAACTGTATTCTTAACCTTGTATCCTATTCTTGGTCTAAAAGCATAAGATCTTAATTGTTTATTTTCTAATCTATATAAATGAGGTATAACAGTATTATTGTTTACATCTATATCAAAGTCAAATTTTTGTGATTGAGCATTCTCCATAGCAGGAGTAAAGTTTATATCAAATGGACCTGATAAAATTACAGGTGCAAAGAAATCTCCTACCGTATCTGTTCCTACTGATATATTATTATCTGCTAATAATCTTAAAGTACCAAATTGGTCATTGGGTTGATTATCTATAGTTTGTTTACTAAATCTATCTACATCGTCTGCATTCTTTAAAAATGTTTCTTTAGATAATTCATCTACCGTATGGTTTATACTTATTCTTTCTGCTGTATTGTATTTTTCAGTCCAATCTTTAAACTCTCCAGATCTAATCCAAGTATCAAAAGTTTCTATTACAATAGTACTTGAGTTATTTGTTTCTGGTATCATTACAAGGTTAAACTGCTGTATTAATCCTTTTAGTAAATCTGTACTTTTAGTATCTGCCTGGAATTGTAATCCCATATCTATAGTAGTTCCTATAACAGAAGGTGGAGCATCTGTACAAGCAAAGTTAGAATTACTTACTAACTCTACATCACCACCACCAGAACTTTCTAAGTATAGCCACACGTCATCTCCTGCATTTAATGCATGTTTACCTCCTACTGCTAAACTTATTTCAGCAGGACCTAATAAAGCATTAGTAGTTATTCTTGCTAAATCTATTACCGCTGCTGAAGAAGGATAAATACCTTTTACTAAAGTTAAAGTATAAGTTACTTGATCAAGATTACCTATAGTAGGATTAGGAAATGTTACATCACCTCTAAAGATATAATCTCCAGTTGCTGTAGTAGTATAATGACTTGTAGCTGCTGTATACTGTCCTTGCGGATCAGATACTTCATTAGAAGCTGATACTTGTAAGTTAGCAAATGATGTGTTAGGTATTGACTGACCTCCTATAGGTTCATTAGCTTCAAACGTTGCTACAAGATCTGGATTAACTACCGGACCTAAACTATCTTGTCCTTTAGGTAGAATATATATTTGATTAAAATCATCTGTCTCAGTAAAAGAACCTGTATACCTATATCCTACTTGATCAAATATAGTAGTTAAAACGTCTTTAGCTTTTATAGCAGGTAAAAACTGTATTGGTTCATAAGGGTGTAATCCTACATCCCAAGCTACTGTTGTAGGTAAATTGTAATCACTACCAGAAGCAAACGTAGCATAAGATAAACCATTATCTACTGTTTGACCTCCATATTCTGCTAATGGATAAAATACACTACCGGATAATACATTATCATCCCAAGAATCTATAATTGACTGAGAAGTAAATGTATGGTCATAAGAACTCCAGTCTGCATCTCTTACCAATAGTCCATCTAACGCTTCTTCAAACTGTACTACTGTATCTGTTACTTGTACATCATAGGTTATAAAGCCTTCTGCCGAAGTAATAACCTCTAACAGCTGTAAACGCCCCAATAAGATTGTCTCTCCGCTTAGTATTACCGAAACAGGTAAAGTATTATAGAATGCAGGTATATCTTCTGCAGTAACGCTATATGCATGATTAAAGAATTTATTGTTATTACTTGTGCCCGGTAAGTTAAATGTTTGAGAACCTACACCAAATAGTTTTCCAAACTCTTGACTCTCTACCGTAGACATATCCATTCTTATTGGTACATCAGCGGTAACGTCTAAGTCGTATACTGTACCTTCATATGTTACGCGTAAAATTATATCGTTTATCATATCTTTTAGCTATTAAGAGTATTACCGTATGATACAGACTCTTTAAATGAATTAATTATATTTTCTATTTGAGCTTGACTTAAACTCGAAGTATAGAATAAATAATGTGCTATATCAAATCCTGCTCCTTTTATATAATCGTAATTTGCTTGTGTACCAATTGTTAACTGTTCAACTGTTGTAACTGCTTGTCCGTTATGTGGCTTATTAGTACTTGTATAAGTATTAGTAAAGTCTTGTGTTATAGTAACCGGATTAGCATCACCTGGTGTGTTTCTAAATATCCAAGACTGCCAAGGTGCTACACTACCGCTATAGTTTTGATAAACAGCATTCTCAACACTACCGTCTGATGTCCATACGGCTAAAGAAGCACTTGTAGTATTATTTACTCCGTCTAACGAAGATGATATACTTGCAATCCTCTGTAATGAACCTGTTGAATTAAATCCTACCTCTATCTGCATTATATCATCAGTCTTTCTTCCTTTGTAGCTAACTCCTGCTTGAGGTGTTTGACTATATAGTGGATATCCAAGATTACCAAAACTAAATGTAGGTTTAATAAACACTATCTGTGTAAAGTCACTACCTGAATTAAATCCAACTATTGATCCACTTTCTGCAGGAGGATTAAAGTCGAATCCACTTTGGTAAGTAACATCTTTCCAGTATGTAGATAATACAGAACCTGTTACATAATTATTATTACTTGAATCTATACCTCTATAGAACGTACTATACTCTCCTTGCCATTCAGGAGCATCCCACCAGTTATCATTGTACTTAGTATAGAAAGTAGAAGTTGGTGGGAAAAGAGGTACACCTGCTAACCTACTTAATGTTAAATTAGATTGATCTCCTTTAGAGTCAACTGCATCAAATGTATCTGTTGATCCTATAAAGGTCATACTACTATCTCCTGATACAAAGTCAAACCATACTTGAGGATTAATTCCGTTTATTGCAGGATCAAACCCTTCAACTAAAGTACTACCTGATTGCACACTTCCTGTAAATATTTCATTTTCACTTGAACTAATATATGCTCTCATATAAACCTCTGTGCTACCTGAGAATATACATCCAGTTGAAGCACTATAGTTACCTGTAGGGTATGGGCTTGTACCAGTCGTATCTTTTAATTGATCATCTCCTATATAAGGATTAGTAGAGCTTGTACTATAATACCATCCTTTTTCTGTTATATCAGCTGATGCTGTGTAGTTAATATTACCTCTAAATTCTAAAGAACAAGAAGTTAAAGAAACAGGCTCATTAGTTATTACTGATGGGTCAGATAAAATAGCTGCTGATAATACATCACCATAATATATATCCTCGCTTGAGCTAACAAAAGCTTTAAAGTACACACTTGAACCTCCGTCAAATATATTACCACTGTTTATGCTATAGCTACCAGTCGAATAAGGACCAGAAGATTCTGAAGTAACACTATCTGCTATTGTTGGATTAGTGCTGCTTGTACTATATACAAAGCCTCTTATGTCAACTACTCCCTCTCCTAAAGATGTAAGATCTCCATTAAAGGTAAGAGAATCATGATCTACATTAGTAGCAGCTAAAGTTTCTATATCAGGTGCATCATATAATTTCTTAGGGCAACTAACGTATTCTGGTATCCACTTACCAAACGGTTGGTTTGAAGGTATGAAGTCTATATTATATTGAAATAGTTTTTGTCTTGCTTGATTAGTATTAGCCGTATAAGAACTATTAGTAATAATTATAGGAATAAACTCTCCATTTCTCTGTATATATACTTCTGGTGATTCTATTAGTTCTTCCAACCAATTAGCATTTTCTTTATCTAAGTAATCTGTCTGTACTGTAAAACTATCGTCTACACTTGAATGAAAATTAGTTAATCCTCTTCTTTCTATATCGTAAACTGGAGTACGGCTTGAATAATTTACTCTTGGAGAAGTATATTGCTCTCTCATTACTTCTATAGTCTGCTTTACTGGCTTATAGTTATTATAATAATCCCAAGCTCCTAATTTATTTACAAAAGTAAATCTTGTCTTCTCTCTATGAGTTTCATCTGATGCTTCATATCTATAATTTTCAGTACCAAAAGAAGAACTAATACTAACATCTACATAATTCCAATAATTAGCAGAAGAAGATATAGGTACTGCATTAAAGTAAGTACCGGAAGTACTATAGGTCTGTTCATCAACTAATTCATACCCTCCTGTTGAATCACTTGCTGAATAAAAGCTTTGACTTATAAAAGTATTCTGATCGTTATATATAGATATAGTACCATAATCGTCTGATTGCATAGACATTGTAGTAGGCATATTACTAAGTACTTGTTGAGTAGCTACGAAATCATAAGTACCCGCAGTTGGTTCTACTACCCCCTGAAAAAATATTTGATTACTTTGTAATACTAAATCCGGATATACAGTAACACTTGAACTTATACTTGTACCGTATTGTTCTCCAAACTTTAAATTAAAGCTTTTACTACTTGAGTTAAACGCTGTTATAGAGTTTATTTTCCAATTCTCATCTATACTCAATTCTCCTTGTACTATTTTAGATATATCAAAAGTAGCACTACCTGCAGGGTTAAGTGTTTGTGTAGATCTCTTTATAAGAGTTGAACCATCGTAAATATCACATACGTATTGAAATTGTGGATTACCTACGTTAGTACTTCCACTAATAGTATATAGAGCACGTGAGTATGCTGCTTGAGCGTTTCCAGTATTAAAAATTAAACTTATAGCCATTATCTTGGTTCTCTTATGTTAGCATATTGGTATCTTATAGTATACTGATAATTTTTATTTCTTGCAGTATTGTTAGATATTGTTTCAGATGTGTTTAGAATGTTTATCGGAATCATATCAGTACCACTTTGAATAAATACCTCAGTAGAAGTAAATAACTCTCTTAACCATTGTGACTCAGTTGCTGTCAAGGAGTCTGTCGTTATTTCGAATTCATCTTTATAGTCAGTAAAGTATTGCGTAATACCTCTGTTAGAGACGTTAAAAGTAGTCTGCTCTTCATTTAATTTAGTACTACCAATTTCGTAAACTTGTTTATCTATTTGAGTTATTCTTCTTACTGGGTTGTGAATTGTATAATAATCCCAAGTAGCGTATTTGTTTATAAATGCTATTCTTAAACTATCATCTCTACAATCAGTATCTAATTCGTAACGTTTAGATATACTACCTGAATTAACTTCTACAGTAATAACATCTGCATTCTGTATAATTGGCTCTGTGTTAAAGTTCAAAGGACTAATACCTAATGTGTAGTAAACTGGAGAGCCAATAGTTCTTGTATAAGCAAGACTTCCTGTTTCGTAGTAGTTTACTGTTGCTGTAGTATCTACAAAAGATAATGTTAAATACTCATCCGGTGAAAAGGATTGTGTTGCAGGACTGTTAGACATAATATACCCTGTAGGATCTCCAATAGAAGGATCCCAGTTAAAGCCATCTTTTTGGTAGTTTTGAGAATAATCTAATTGTCCTTTACTAACATAAAATAAAGTATCTGTAGCTGATGCTGTATAATTAGTTACTGGTCCGTCTAAAGAAGTACCGTATTGTTCACCAAACTCTATAGTAAAGTTTTTACTGTTATTAGTAAATCCAGATAGTGACGTCTTAAAATTATAATCGTAATCTAAATAATCATTAAGAATAGAAGATACATTAATATTAGTATTACCGGATAAGTTTTTATTACTTACCAATCTTGTTAGCATAGTACTACTGCCTTGTTCGTATATGTCGGTTATATATCTAAACTGAGGTTCATTTTGATTACTACTACTTAAAGTATAAACAAGAGGTGTTCCTGTTACATTATAGCTGGTCGGTTCCTGTAGTATAGTTATTGCCATTACTGTCTCTTAAATGTATTTTTAAACTCTAATGCTATATCTTCTGACGTAGCTTCTGCTATCATATCGTATCCTTGTCTATCCATTACCTCTAATACAGAAGGTTTAACAAACGGTTGTGGTTTAAATCCAAAATAAGCTACAGATTGTCTCCATGGTTCGAACTTAGCAGTTTTACCTGCATACTTAGATCTAAATTGACCAGGATCAAATAATGAATTATTATTCTTTCTTGTAAACTTATTTTTAAATGGTTTAGGTTGTAAACCACTCTTAAATGCTTTTTTACTTCCTCTTACTCCACTATCTTGGAAATAACCATAGTCAAGCATAGATGATGTAATGACAACTTTGTCTTTCTTCATCATTGCTCTTTCTCTAATAGATCTTTGAAGACGTCCTGTTCTCTTAGGAGCTTTCTTCTTTTTCTCTTGAGATATAAGCCTGGCTAATTTCTTAAATAGTTTTAACATCTTATGGATATTCTGGGAAGTTACAATAGTCTAATTTGTAAGGTATAATTACATCTAATGTACCTACCCAACCAAATACTCTATTCTGAAATCCTTCATTAACAGGAACACAATCTACCATTTGTACATCGTAGTTCTGCTGTATTGCTGTAGGACCAAAATTAAAATAAGCCATTAGATCATAAATGTATTGTTCAGTATCTGACATTAACTCTGCATGACTTGATGATTTAAGTTTGGGTTGATCTAAGCTATATAGTTCAAATGTTCTTGTTACTAATTTATCGGCGTATAAAGTATTCATTGGTCTAAGAAAAATATAAGGAAACTTTCTATTGACTAAACTTGCATCCATATAATCTATAGTACCGTTATCAAATGAAGCGATAGCTAAATGTCTGTCACAGAGATTAGACATTAAGTCTATAAACTCTAAGTATGTATTATTCCCCTGTCTTGGCATCTTTTACTTTTTTTACTCTTTCAGCATGTAAACCTAACATAGCTGCTATTTGGTTAATATTATAATAATTAGTAGCTAACAAAGCTCTGATCTTTTTATCTTTATCTATCTCGGCTTGTATAGCTCTACGGTTAATCATCTTACGTGGTTCTTTTTTTACTTTATGAGAACCATCACAATGTCCTTCTAAGTGTTCAGTATTACCACAGCCACATAATTTAGGTGTAGGAGTAGGTTGAATACTTCTATCTAAGTCTTGCTTGCTGTACTTGCTTTTTTTGCTCTTTTTCGATTTCATTGTTATAGTCTTTTTCTATTTCTAAAAATGTCAACGCAAACATAAAGTTTATATCTGTTATGCTTGTGTCTCCAGTGATTTGTAAAACATTGGTTTTAGAGAGTTGGTATAATGTACCGAACCATCCCCAATGTTCAGAGAAAGTTTTCGAAGTATCAGATCCTGCATCTTCATCATCGTCTCCTTCGACATAGTCTTCTTGGAATAAGCTATACTGTTCAAATATAGATTTCCTGTTGACAAAAAAAAAGAAACAGCTCCTAAAAATAAATGAACCGGAAACTTTTTAAACTTCTCTTCGACTTGCTTTCGAGTCTTATTGTTATACTTTTCTAAGTCATACCAATCAAAAGGATTAGTTACTTTATTTCTTGCTACGTTTATACCTTGCTTTAAAGTAAACTTAATGCTATCAAATCTATGGCTTTTAACTGGTCTATATAATATAGCAGCTACCTTATGCATATTATTCTCTAAGTCTTTACAATAGTTTTCTAAGTCTATGTATTCACCTAAAGTAAATTGCTTAATATTACTGTAACCAAACAATTCACCATTCCATTCTATTATAGGATGAAATAGTTCTTTATGGTCGGATATCTCTGCATATAGATTTAGTCCCATTGTCTAATCTCTTCTTTAGTATGACCGGTTAAAGCTGATACTGTGTGTACAAGGCGGCCGAATTTAGACTGACCTTTGTAGTTAGTCATAGCCTCGTACTGCTCAATTGTCATAAAGTCAGGTATAGTTAACTCGATACTCTTCTTCATATTGATAAATAGAATTTTAATTTTTAAAGGACCTATCGTGGCGAACCAAACGAAGGTCTAACGTTTTTTATTCCTTTTATTTTTATTGGACGTTTCTCCATAAATTGGACTCTTGCATAATTAGCTAATAACAAACTATCGATATGGTCATCCTTTGCACCACTCATATGACCAAAGCTTAATTTACCGGTAGGACTTAATTTATAAGTATACGTAGCAAACTCTTTATGTAGATCAGGACAAAGATCTTCTGATGGTAACTCTATAGTCATAGTCTCTATATCATTTATCAACTTCCTAACCATCTCTGTTTTATTATTCTGATTGGTAGTAAATCCTTTTACTCTTCTAAACTTACTTCTCATTAAGTCGTATACTCCTCTACCAATACCATTTATCTCTATATTACCTCCTATAACATTGTAGCCTTGTAACTCACTTGAGAATCTTGTCGCTACGGTATTTATATCTGTATTCCTTAATGTTACTACTTTCATTACTCTTCCAATAGGAGAGATACAAGTTAGTACTGAAGCATCATCAGATAGTCCTGTATCGACACCTATATAAACATCTCCTCCTTCTCTATACTCTCCTACAAATGCTACTTTATCTATAGACTTAAATACATCGTTAGCACTATCTACAAATTGAGCTAAATACTCTTGAGCATAAATGTCTGGTGGTAAAGATGCTTTAGCTTCATCTAATAACGTTTGAGAGATATAAGGACATTCTTCTAAAGTTATTCTATGAGATATAACATCGTTTTTCATATACCAGTTAAAGAAATGATTCTTTCCGGCTGGTGTACTTACTAATAAACATTTTATACCGTTAGGGTTAAGAGTAGGTAGTAGTATAGTATCTATAACAGTTTGCTTGACATATGCGGCTTCATCTATAATAAGATGAGTAAATCTAAAACCTCTAATATTATCTGCTGAGTCACTACTAAGAAACTTTATGGTACTGCCATTTATAAACGTTATAACGGCCTCCATACGATTACTTGACTCTACTAAGTCAGGTGCTGCACTAACTATTTGATCTAATACACTTTTAGCTTGACTAAAGGTAGGACTACACCATCCTATTTTTCTATTCTTCTTTTGTAACGCCCAGAATAAACTAAAATTTATAGCTGCTAAAGTCTTACCGCTACCCCTTGGTGCTACTAATGTACCAAATAAATCTTCCGTAGTAACAAATTTATCAATAAAGTCTTGTTGTGCTTTGTATGGTGTAAATAATTTTACGTTCATATCCTTCTATAGTAGTAGTCTGCATGGTATTTATTCTCGTTAGTCTTATACCTTTTGAAACCTAATGAGGTGATATACTCGTCTACCTCTGGTGCTATCTTTTGTCCTTTATACCATTGGTCGTATTCTACTTCTACTTTTAACTCTTTGGTTTTAGTTAAAGTATCTAAACCTCCTTTAAGTACTTCGTATTCACTACCTTGAGTGTCTAACTTAAGAAAATCTACAACGTCTATGTCTTTAGTGTAGTTATCCAATAAGTCTGTCTCTACCGTTGTTGTTGTGTACTCTGCTATATCTACTCTATTTCTCTTTAGTAATACATCAGCGTTAGGTTCTCTAAGTGAGCTACAGTTTCTCTTCTTAGTGTTATAAAACGTTGCCTTACCTTTAACATCACTTAATGCTAAATTATATATATATATATTGCTGTTGTTACTAAACTTATTTGTTAAGTCATTGTAAGGTCCTTGTATAGGTTCAAATAGTATTACAGTATCCCCTTGTTTATACTTCTCATTGCCATTAGGAAAACCTGCTGCTCCTACATCTATTATAACTGCCATATATATATTTTACTCTGGTGTATTAAACGATACCTCTATATCTCCTTTTATCTCTGCTTGTATCTTCTGTATATCATTCCCTGTATACTTAACTATTTGATCTACGGCTCTTTGTCTAATCTTAGGATTTTCATCTGCCATTAGTCTGATTAGTTCTTCTACTGCTGGAGTTAATTGTTTCTCAAGTAGCTCCTTCCACATAGTAGTATGATGGTCTTTAGCTTTTAAGAAGTATTGACAGCATTGCTGCTCTGACTTACCGTATTCTTTCTTAGCCCAAGCAACATATTTCCTTTGGCCATAATTCTGATTGTAACGTAAGTCGTACGCTTTC